GAAGTTTACTAAAGCTTCAGGTATCAAAAGTATTGTTGATAATGTATCAAAAGGTTTAAACATTCCCTGCGGCTGTCAAAGTCGTAGGGATGCTTTAAACAGAATATTACCTTATAAAAAATAAATATGGCTTTTAAATTAACAAACCCTCCTTATAAAGTAGATAATACTCCTATATATAGAGTTGATATGGAAGATGATGTTATGGGTAAAGCTAATAACAATGGTTCTATTATTATTAATATAGATTTAGAACCATCTAAAATAAACGAAGTTATTGCTCATGAAAAAGTACATTTAGACCAAATGGAAAGAGGCGACTTAGATTATGATAATGATAATGTTTATTGGAAAGGTAAAACTTANTCAAGAGCTGATATGGAAGAAGGTGCTAAAAANCTACCATGGGAAGCTGAAGCATATAGAAAAGCATAATGGCTAAAAAAAAATTTAATCAAACTAAAGTCGGTCAGTTTTTAAGNAAAGCTGCACCAGGTATTTTAGACCTAGCAGGTGANGTANTACCTGATTCTGGGGTTTTTGGTTTAGTAAAAAACTTAATACATAAAGATCCTGTGTTACCTACAGAGGATAAAGAAAAAGCTCTTAAACTTTTAGAGCAAGATATGATTGAGATGCAAGAAATCTCAAAACGATGGGACAGTGATATGAAAAGCGATTCATGGCTTTCTAAAAACACACGCCCACTTACATTAATATTTTTAACAGTATCAATGGTATTGTTAATATTTTCAGATAGTATAGGTGATTCATTTGANGTAGACTCAGGGTGGGTTGATCTTTTAAAATCATTATTAATCACGGTATATGTAGCCTATTTTGGTTCACGTGGTGCAGAAAAATTTAAATCAATAAGTAATAAATAAATAAATAAATATGGGACAATTTCAAGGACAACCTGACTTTGCTACAAACAACATTAAAGAGATAACAGCTACTAATACTATTAATCAGGCAAATTATTTAGACTCTTCAATAATATACATAGGAGACAATACTACATCAGGCGATGTAATGATTGTTATACCTTCTGGCACTGTTGGACCTAGTGTTATAAGTGGATTTTCTTCACCTTACTCTGGTTCAGGTGGTAGCGGTTATACTGCAGCTAATGGAGTTGCTACAACTACAGATGGAAGTGGTACGGGTTTAACAGTAGATACAACTGTTGTAGCTGGAGCAGTAACAGCAATAGTAATAAACGCTGCTGGTTCAGGTTATTTAAATGGAGATTTAATAACAGTAAGTACAGGTGGTGCTAACGCTGTATTTAGAGTAAATGCAGAAGCTGGTTTACCAACAGGAGCTCAATCAGTGACTTTTCACGGATTACAAGCTGGTGGATTTTTACCTGTAACTGTAGATTACGTTTTAGCAACTCAAGGAGGAGAAACAACTACAGTTGAACGATTAATAGCAGCAAGATAACATGGGTATTGGAGCTGGTATTGGTAATAGTATACCTAGAGGTATTACAGGAAACGCAGGTTTTCCAACTCAATTTATTGAAATAATACAAGAAGACGGATCTTTTATGTTCTCTGAAGACGGAGCACCCAACACATATTTGATAACAGAACAACAATAATATAAATATACAACATGCCAAATTTAAAATTTTCACAGTTTGAAACAGAAAATAATACTACCAACGTAACAGGTATAGTAGGTTATAATACTACTGCTAATAAAAATATTCAAATAACACCAGCAAACTTACTAAGTAGTTTACCTGGCGGTCCATTTTTACCACTTGCCGGTGGTACAATGACTGGTAACATACTCTTTGGTAATGGTGTAAGAGCACAATTTGGTAATGGTGGTATCTCAGAAGTTTTTCATACTGGATCAAATTTTGTAGCTTCCACTTTCTCTGGTGACTTTATTATTTCTAATTATGCCGATGATAAAGATATTATATTCCAAAACGATGATGGAAGTGGTGGAGTAGTTGCTTATTTAACTTTGGATGGTAGTGCTACTAATATAAAAGCAAATAAAGATATTAGGTTTAATGATAGTGTACAAGCTCAATTTGGAACAGGTGGAGATTTAAAAATATATCACGATGGCACTAATAACTATATTGAAACAGGAGGTACTGGAACAGGAGATATAGTTATTTCACAAAGTATTGATGACAAAAACATTATATTTAAGTCTGATAATGGTTCTGGTGGCGCGGTTGAATATTTTAGAGTTGATGGAGGTATAACAAAAACTGTATTTGTAAGAGACACTAAACACTTAGACGCTAATAAAGCACTATTTGGTGATCAAGATGATCTTCAAATATACCACGATGGAAGTAATAGTTATATTGACGATGCAGGTGCTGGTGATTTAAGAATTAGAAGTAATTTCTTAAAAATTGAAAAGTATACTGGTGAAACAATGGCTACATTTAACGATGACAATGCTGTTTCATTATATTTTAACAACTCTAAAAAGTTTGAAACTACAAACACAGGTATATCAGTTACAGGAAATATAGATTTAACAGATGGTCAGAACAACGTACTTATTGGCACTTCAGCTGGCGCCAATATAACAACAGGATCAAGTAATACTTTAATTGGAGATGTTGCAGGAGACGCATTAACTACAGGTAACAATAATGTAACGTTAGGTTATTCTTCTTTAAGTGCAGAAACAGCAGGTGATAGAAGTGTAGCTATTGGAAACTTTGCTTTACAAGTACAGAACAATACTATAAATACAGATGCTTATAATACTGCTGTAGGATACGCTGCTGGAGCAAGCGTATCAACAGGTGTGCAAAACACTATTTTAGGTGGGTTAGCTGGAGATGCATTAACAACAGGTATGAATAATGTAGCTTTAGGATATAATGCTTTAGGTGCTGAAGTAGGAAACTCGGCTAACGTAGCTATAGGGACTCACGCTTTAGAAGATCAAACTTCAGCTAGTGGAAGTGCTTATAATACTGCGGTAGGACACGCAGCGGGTAGAAATATTACAACAGGAACTAAAAATACAATTTTAGGTGGTTTAGCAGGTGACGCGATGAATACTGCAGTAGATAATGTAGCTTTAGGTTACAAAGCGCTATCAGCAGACCAAGGTGGTGCCAGATCAACAGCGATTGGCTCAAACGCTTTAGCAAGCCAAGTAGTCGCAAGTAGTGGGAATATGTATAATACAGCTTTAGGTTTTGGAGCTGGTCAAAGTGTAACAGGTGCTTCTCAAAATACTTTTATTGGAGCTTTAGCTGGTGGCAGCGCGACATCAGGTACTAATAATACAGTTATAGGTGCTTTAGCAGAAAAATCTGCAATCACTGCGGCTAATGAAATAACTTTAGGTAATTCAAGTATTGCAACTTTAAGATGCCAAGTAACAAGTATAACAGCTTTATCAGACGAAAGAGATAAAACAAGTATTGAAGATTTACCTTATGGACTAGACTTTGTTAATTCTTTACAACCTAAAAAGTTTGTTTGGGATCATAGAGCTGAAACTAGAGTTGAAACTGACGAAGAAGGAAATGAAACACAAGTAGAATTTTATTCATCTAACAAGGGTAAAAAAGATATTGGATTTATTGCACAAGAATTACAATCAGTAGATAATGAGTTTACTCAATTAGTATATAATTCTAATCCTGAAAAACTTCAAGCAACTTACGGAAGATTAGTTCCTGTGTTAGTAAAAGCAATACAAGATTTGTCAGCGAAAGTAACAGCTTTAGAAAACGCTTAAATAATAAAAAAAATAAGTAACTATAATATTAAGTAATAACAATTAAATTAAATCAAATGAGTAAAGAAAACAAAATTAAAGAAGAACAATTACAAAAAATTGTGAAAGGACAAAACGACCTTAATCAACTATTATGTAGAATAGGCGCTTTTGAAGCTGAAAAATCAGTGGTATTAGCAAAAGTTCATGAAAAAAATAATGAACTAGAAGATTTTAAACAAGAACTTCAAAAAGAATACGGAGCTATAAATGTAGATTTAAAAGATGGTTCTTATACATTAGTAGAAGAAAAAAAAGATTAGTAATGGATTCTATAATAAGAAAAATCAGTATTGGTGCTGACTATAAATCTGACGCTATGCATTATTCGCTAAAGCAACAAGTATATGGTGGACATGAAATATCACATATTTTGCATGAGCAAGCTGATAACTCTTATAATATATTTATAAAAAAGAACAACGAAGTATTGCCATGGAAAAAATTTAATTCTAACATGGCAATATCAGTTGAGTATGATTTAGAATATTAATGAAAAGTCTATATGATTTTATTGTACAACCTTTAGACAAGGAGTATAATAATGAAATAAAAATAGACGGAAAGTCTTTAGTTTTAAATACAGATCTTAACTCTTTTAAGTCTGTTAGTAAACTAGCAAAAGTTGTAAAACCACCTTTAGCATTTAATACAGAAATTAAAAAAGGTGATATAGTTGTTATACATCATAATGTATTTAGAACTTTTTACGACATAAGAGGTAAACTCAAAAAAAGTAGATCTTTCTTTAAAGATAATTTATATTTTTGTCAAATTGACCAATTATATTTATATAAAAAAGATCAAAAATGGAAATCTTTTGGTGATAGGTGTTTTGTAATGCCTATAAAAGATAATAATAATTTAACGCTAGATAAAGAGCAAAAGCTTATTGGTATACTTAAAATAGGTAATAGCTCATTAGAAGCGCTAGGAATTAATCCTGGAGACCTTGTAGGTTATACGCCTTACGGTGAATGGGAATTTATTATTGATAATCAAAGATTATATTGTATGAAATCAAATGATATTGTTATAAAGTATGAATACGAAGGAAACGAAACTGAATATAATCCAAGCTGGGCAAGTAGCAGTTGAAGAATTAATTAAGGTCGCAAAAGAACCTATAGTAGATTCAGACGATGACATATCAGCTGATAGACTTAAAAATGCTGCAGCTACTAAAAAGCTAGCTATATTTGATTGCTTTGAAATACTTAATCGTATTGAAGAAGAAAAAAATATGCTAGAAGAAAAACCTAAAGAAATTAAAAAAGAAACTACGTTTCGTGGTTTTGCTGAAGGAAGATCTAAGTAATGTACGAGCAAACTTTATATAAAATAATAAAAGACCATATAAAACCTAAAGTTCTTAAACGAATGAATAGGTATAAAAAATGGGAGTATGGATATAATGAAGACCATGATATGGTTATTATATCTAAAACTGGACAAATCGGTGATATTTACGAAATACAAAACCTTAAAATAGCTTTACCGTTAAAAGCTGATGTTCATGAGTTTGAAGAAAACAAATGGACTAGATTTGATTATCCTAAAGTATTAAGTAAAATAAAAACAGTATTTGATTGGAGAGAATACCCTGAAGATTTTAAAGAACAGTGGTATGACTATATTGATTTAGAGTTTAAAAGACGTGAAGAAGGTTTTTGGTATATAAACAAAAATAAACCTATATTTATAACTGGCACTCATTACATGTATTTACAGTGGTCAAAAATTGATGTTGGCCAACCAGATTTTCGTGAATCAAATAGATTATTTTTTATATTTTGGGAAGCATGCAGAGCTGATGACAGAAGTTACGGTATGTGTTATTTAAAAAATAGACGTTCTGGTTTTTCTTTTATGGCTTCTGGCGAAACTGTTAATATGGCTACGATATCTACAGACGCGCGTTTTGGTATACTATCAAAGTCAGGTGCTGATGCTAAAAAAATGTTTACAGATAAAGTCGTGCCAATATCAGTTAATTATCCTTTCTTTTTCAAACCAATTCAAGACGGTATGGATAGGCCTAAAACAGAGTTAGCATATCGCGTGCCAGCTTCTAAGTTTACAAGAAGGTCTATAGTATCTACAGATAAACCAGAAGATCTTGCTGGGCTTGATACAACTATTGATTGGAAAAATACTGGTGACAATGCTTATGATGGTGAAAAACTAAGATTATTAGTACATGATGAAAGTGGTAAATGGGAAAGGCCTAATGATATACAAAACAATTGGCGTGTTACTAAAACTACACTTAGATTAGGTTCTAGAATTATTGGTAAGTGTATGATGGGATCAACATCAAACGCTTTAGATAAAGGTGGTAGAAATTTTAAAAAATTATATGATGACTCAGATGTTACAAAAAGAAACGCTAATGGACAAACACGTTCAGGACTCTATTCTTTGTTCATACCTATGGAATGGAATTACGAAGGATACATTGATTCTTATGGGTATCCTGTCTTCGAAACACCATCAAAACAAGTGTTTGGACCTCATGGAATACCAATTAAGATCGGGGTTATTGAATACTGGGATAACGAGGTAGAAGGATTAAAAAATGACCAAGACGGATTAAATGAATTTTATAGACAATTTCCACGTACAACCAAACATGCTTTTAGAGATGAATCAAAAGAATCTTTATTTAATCTAACTAAGATTTATCAACAAATAGATTTTAATGAAGATTTAAAAAATTCTATTAGCGTAACAAAAGGAGGTTTTCAATGGGAAAACGGTGATAAAAATAGTAAAGTTATATTTGTACCAAACAACAGTGGTAGGTTTTTAGTCTCATGGGTACCACCAATACATATACAAAATAGAGTTGTTTTAAAAAATGGTATATATTATCCAGGTAATGAACATATGGGCGCTTTTGGATGTGATCCATATGATATATCAGGTACAGTTGACAGAAGAGGTTCTAATGGATCATTACATGGATTAACCAAATTTAGCATGGAAGACGCACCTCCAAATCATTTCTTTTTAGAGTATATATCTCGTCCACAAACTGCTGAAATATTTTTTGAAGACGTACTTATGGCTTGTGTATTTTATGGCATGCCAATATTAGCAGAAAACAATAAACCTAGATTATTATATTATTTTAAAAGAAGAGGTTATAGAGGTTTTGCTATGAATAGACCAGATAAAAAATATAATAAATTATCAGTTACTGAAAAAGAAATAGGTGGTATACCTAACTCAAGTGAAGATATAAAACAAGCACACGCTTCTGCAATTGAAACATACATAGAAGATTTTGTAGGATTAAAAGAAACAGGATATGGAGACATATATTTTCAAAGAACATTAGAAGATTGGGCTAGATTTAATATAAACAACAGAACCACTCATGATGCCTCTATAAGTTCAGGACTTGCTTTAATGGCTTGTAACAAACATAGATACGCGCCATCTGTTAAAAGAGAATTTAAAAAAATTGAATTAGGCATTAAAAGATACAATAATAAAGGATATACATCAAAAATTATAAGTTAAATGAATATATATACAAACACCAATAGCGCCTTTCCTAGTCAAGTAGTCAGTGATGCTGAAAAAGCTAGCTTAGAATATGGAAGTCAAGTTGGTCAAGCAATAGAAAACGAATGGTTTGACCAAGGTAGAACTAATGGTAATAGATATTTAACTAATTGGAATAATTTTCACCAATTAAGATTATATGCTAGAGGTGAACAATCACCACAAAAATATAAAGATGAGTTATCTATTAATGGTGATCTGTCTTATCTTAATTTAGACTGGAAACCAGTTCCTATACTTTCTAAATTTGTTGATATCGTTGTTAATGGTATATCACAAAAAAGCTATGATATAAAAGCATATGCTCAAGATCCTGAGTCAATAAGAAAAAGAACTAAGTACGCTTCAAGAATACATGAAGATATGATGTCTAAAGAATATCTTGAAAAATTAAAAAGTCAACTTGGTTTAGATTTATACCAAAGCCCTGATTTAAGTATTCTACCAGAGTCTGAAGAAGAATTAGAGCTTCATATGCAATTGTCATATAAGCAAAGTATTGAAATAGCGGAAGAAGAAGCTATATCATCTATATTAGCTCAAAACAAGTATGACTTAACTAGACGTAGAATAAACATGGACTTAACAGTTCTAGGTATTGCAGCTGCTAAAACAAGTTTCAACACAGCAGAAGGTATAACAATTGACTATGTAGACCCTGCGTATATGGTTTATTCATATACTGAAGATCCTAACTTTGAAGATATATATTATGTAGGTGAAGT